TTGGCGAACACGCTCTTGCCGTTGGCACCGGTGCCGTACAGGAAGAACAGCGCGTGGGCGCTGGTCACGCCGGTCAGGCAATAGCCGACCATCCGCTGCAGATAGGTTTGTAGTTCGACATTGCCTCCGGTGACGTCGGACAGGAACGCTCTCCATTGCGGACAGTCACCCGCTGGCGTGGCGGTGGTGATCTTGGTCATCCGATCGGCGCGGTCGTTCGGGCGTTTGCGACCTGTCTTGAGATCGACCACACCGCCTGGCGTGTTGAGCAGCCACGGATCGGCATCCCACTCGTCCGTGGTGGCCGCGTGCCTGCGGTCGGCGCGCGCCAAGCGTTCGACGCCGCCAACCGTACTGGCGCTGGCGAGCTTTGCCGCGACCTTGGGGTTGTCGGCGCGTACGGCCATCTGGCGACAAACGCTGCGGATCAGGTCGGTGGCGGCCAGCGTGTCCTCTGTGCGCCAGCGTTGACCATCCCACACCAGCCAGCGTCCCCACGCGGCAACGTAGCGCCAGTCACGGTGGTAGCGCCGGGTGAAGGCCAGCGCCAGCGCATCTTCGGTGCCCCAAACGGACTCGTCGCTGCTGACCACCGGCTCATCGGCATCGGCCACGTCGTGCATCTGCAGGCGCGGGCCGTGGGTCAGGAAGGTGGCGACATCAAAGCCTTCGGCGATGGCATCCGCCGCATCCCAGCCTTCGGGCGCATCTTCGGGCGGATACAGGATGTGGCAAGACTTCGCGCCTGCGGTCAGTACGGCCTGCGCCGCTTGGGCTGCGTACTCCCAGCCCGGCTTGTCGCGGTCGGGCCAGATCAGCACGGCCTTGCCCGCCAGTGGCGACCAGTCGGTCTTGTCCACTGGCGCGTTCGCACCATGCATGGCCGTGGTGGCCACGACCCCCGCGTCGATCAAGGCCTGCGCGCACTTCTCGCCCTCGACCAGCACCACCTGCGCGGCGCTGACCAGGCTTGGCTGGTTGTAGAGCGGCCGTGGCTCGGGCGGTGCCATCTTGCGCCGCTTCGCATCCCACGGGCGGAACTGCTTCTTCTGCCCGGGCGGGTCGTAGCGGTAGACCACAGCGATGAGATGGCCTTGGGCGTCGAGATAGTCCCACTTGGCAGTCGCAGGGCCGAGTTCGTCGACCGGCACGGCCTGCTTGCGGGCCTTGCGCACCGGTGCGGATCGGGAGCGCCCCAGCAGATCGGCGGCGGCATCGAGCACGCGCGGAAAATCGCCCAGCACGTCGATGCCGAAGTGCGCGGCGATCAGTGCATAGACGTCGCCGCCGTCGCCGGTGGCGCGATCCGTCCACAGCCCGGCCTTCTCGCCATCGAGCACCACCTCGAGGCTGTCGCCGGGGCTGCCCAGCACGTCACCGATCAGGAACTTGCCCCGGCGCTTCTTGCCCGCCGGAAACAAGGTGATCAGAACGGATTCAAGACGCGCGAGCAGTTCGGCGCGCAGTTCTTCGCGTTCGGCGTCGCTGATGATCCGTGGTGTGTGATCGGCCAGTGGCGCGATGTCGTTGAAGTCCAGCATCACTCGGACTCCTTGACATCGGCATCCTCATGGTCTGTGGCGCGGCCTTGCGCAGCCGCACAGTGAGCCGCCCACGCAGACAGCTCGGACCGGCGATAGCGCACCAGACCGCCCATCAGATAGTGCGGAATCCGGTACTTGCTGCGCATCTGCGGATCAGCAAACCAGTAGTACGGCAGTCGCAGTGCGGCAGCGGCCTGTTTGGCGTCGATCATCGGTTCGACATCGCCGATGAATCGCTTGTCGTCACTCATGTCATCCTCCAGCAGCGGTCTTGCCAGGCGCACATCCGGCATTCGAAGTGGGTCGGGTCATGGAAGGCGCGCGGCAGGAGCTCTCCTGCCTCGGTTGCCGTAATGACCTTCACCGCCCGATCCGACATGCGCTGGGCCAGCGCCGCGTCAAAGGGCACGAGTTCGGTGTAGATCTCCATCGTGTCGGCGTTGAGCGCCGTGAAGATCGCCGGGTGCTCGTGCAGTTCGAGATAGGCTTGGTAAATCGCCACTTGCGCGGCGTAGATGGGCTTGGAGATGGCCAAGCCTTTTTTCTCCAGGTCGCTCCAGGACTTGTGGCCCAGGCACTTGCACTCCCAGAGCGCGGGATAGGCGAAGCCCTCGGGGCCGCCGACGATGACGCCGTCGATGTGCCCCTGCAGGCGGCCTTCTGCGACCGAGAAACCAAACTGCTCGCCATCAGCCTTGCGGGTGCGCAGGTCAAAGCCCGCGTCCCGCAGCCACGCGACCATGCAGTCCTCCATGACGTGGCCGCGCTCGAAGATGCGCAGCATCCGGCCCGGGGTGTCCCGCCCGTGGTCGATGGGAGCCTTGGCGTACTCGAACTGCAGCGCGCGCTCGCAGGCCACCCCGAGGCGCGAGGCCCCGAGGTACTGGCGCTCGGACTGACGGGCGCGGGCCTGCTGCCTCCCCGCGTCGATCAAGGCGGTGACCTGGCCGGAGAGGCTCGATGAGGAATTGAAGTCCATCATGGCTTCTTCCCCTTCGGCTCTTCCCAGGGCAGGTCGTCCTCCAGATCCGCGAAGGGATTGGCGGCATCCGGTGCCAGCGGATCGGGCGTGGGCGGCAAGCCCCGCACGGGCGGGAACTTGGTGGCCTCATGGTGAGCCACCATCGCGTCTGACCAGCAGGTGACGATCGCATCAATCACCCGCAGGGCCTCTGCTTCGGAGTAATCGCCCAACGGTTTGGCAAACCCGATCTCGCCCGCCGCCTCGCCGAAGGCCTTGAGGCACTGACGCATGGCGGCCAGTTCGACATCAGACGGATCGATCATGGCGACCTCCGTCCTGCCGATGCTGCCGTCCTTGGCCCGCTGCCAGTTGCCGTACAGCGCGTGAAATGCGTCCTGACAGCGGCGCGAGCAGAACACCCAGTCGATGGGGTAGCGCCGGGGATCGCCCACACCGTAGCGGTTGTCGGTGTGGCCGTAGCCCCGGGCCTGGCGTTTGCAGACCCAGCATTTCACGCCACCTCCTTCTTGCGATTCGGGAGGCGACACCCCGGGCGCACACCATCCAGAAACCCATCGGCGGTCACGTGAAACGTCGTGCCGGGATAAGCACAGCGACCCTGGCGAATCATGTCGCCCTGATACGCGGGAGTGCAGTCCGCGCAGTACTTGCTGTCACCAGGCTTGACCTGCTGAGCTGAGGCTTTCCAACTCCGGTACTGCGACGCGCTGGAAAAGCACAGCGGAAACCCGCCTGTTCTCAGAAGCACAACGGTATCCATGGCGGCTCCCTCACTGCGCCCACGACGGCTTGCCCGTCACGGGTGGGCGTTGCGCAGCCGCTGCCTGGTACGCGGGCGCTGCCTGCGCCGGCGCACCGGAAGTGCCACCGCCCGATGCCTTGGGCGGCACGCCCATCAACCTGGCGTAGTCGGGGTGGTCGGGTTCGACCACGACCTTGACCACGTTGCGGTCCTGGCCCTTGCCGTCCTTCTCGATGTCCACGCGGGCGAGAAACTCCAGTCCATCCAGTTCGTGGAAGCCCTGGATGCGCCGTGCGGCGGCCGCTTGGGGGCTGTTGTCCTGCGGGTGGACGTTGCGGGCGCTGTTGAGCGCCGCGCGGATGAAGCTGCGCCCCATCTGGCCCCAGGTCGGCCCCTTCTTGGAGTGCAGGCCAATGTTCGACCACATCTTGCGTTTGGCATGCTCACCTGCGGTGACCACGAATTCGGCGGCAAGGTAGATCGAGCCGGTCTCGAAGGACTCGGTGGCGTAGCCGCCGCCCCAGCCCTGCGACGGGTCGTCATAGCCGCCGGGCTTGAGGGTCATGCGCACTGGCACGACGGTGCCCTTGGGGATCAGATCGAAGCTGGATTGCTGGGCGTCGGCGTCGTTGAAGTCGTTCCATGCGGTCATTGCGATCACTCCTGAGATTCGATGTGTGCGGGGGTGGCGGCGCTGGCAGACGCGGTGGGTGTGCCGGCGCACTTGTTGATGAGCGCGCGCAAGTTGGGCGGCTCCAGCAGGTCGAGCCGACCGCTGCGGTCTTTGGCCGGAAAACCGTAGGGATTGACGGTGTGGGTGACGAAGGCGCGGTAGGTGCTGCCGTCGTCGGCCTTGATCTCGGCCAGCGTCACGACCTCGTCGACGATGCCGGGCAGCTCCAGGCTGGTTTTGCTGCCTTCGATCTGCGGCACGAACACCTTGCGGTTGTAGTCATCGAGCCGTTCGTCGAGGATGGCCACGAACACCACGTTCTTGCCGCGTGCATGCTGCAGGTGGGTCAAGGCGCTGATCATTTCCTGCCCGAGCAGACCGTAGGCTGCGCGCAGATCGGGCTTGCCGGAACGCTCGCTGACCGCACCCGGCTGCGTCTTGCACCACGCGAAGCACTGGCGGGACAGCTGGGTGATCGAGTCGAGGAAAAAGGTCTGGTAGCGGCCCAGCTGCGCCGGGTCGCCAAACTTCTCGATGACGTGGTCGTAGTGCGCCTGCGAGAAGGCGCTCTCCGGTGGCAGCGACTTGTCCGGGCCCGCGAGGAACACGAAGAAGTCGCGGCTCTCGGGCCACGAGGCCGGGCGGATGGTGTCGCCCGGCCAGTCGGCCACGGCGAGATCGCCCGCCTCGATGTCGAGGAACAAGGTGGTGGCGGGGTCGAGGTCTTTGAGCCGGGTGGTTTTGCCGATGCCGGATTTGCCCAGTATCAAGAGCTTCACACCTTTGCGCTCAGCCATCCGCTCGGTGGCAGACACGATGGGGAGCTTTTTGCCGGGGGCTTCGCCCCCTTTCGCCTGCGGCTCACGAAACTGCGCTTCGCTTGTTTTCATGCGGCACCCCCATCGAGCGTCAGGGTGATGCTCGGCTTGCCTTCCTCGACGGTGCGCGCCGCCGCAAATTGCTCCTGCAGCGCTGTGGGCCAGTTGGTGTAGCGGGACTCGGACACCGACAACTTGATGTCGATGTAGTCCTCGACCTTGTCGCCCGAGACGGCAATACGCTCGGCCATCTCCTTGAGGATGGTCTGGCTCCAGGTCACCTTCTTGGGGAGCTCGTACTTGACGTGCACCGCGCCGTCGCGGACGTGGGCGGTGCCGAAATCGCGCCCGGATTCACGCAGCGCGGCGCGGGCCTGTTCGCCGTAGGCTGCGTCGAGCGCCGCATCGAACTTGGCGCGCGCCTTCTTGAGCCAGTCGATGGCCGCATCGAGGTTCTTGTCGATCTCGGCTTTCTGCGCGGGCGGCAGCGCAGCCAGTTGGCTGACGGACATCGCGGCGATGTCGGCGGGGAAGAGGGTCAGATCGCTCATGGCCATCCCCCTCACTGGTAAGCCCGAGCGAAGGTCGAGTAGCGCGCAACACGCCGCTCGAAGGCTTCGATCTCGCAGAGCAGGTAGGTGACGCGCGAGCCGACTTTGCAGAAGACCGGGCCCAGCTGGTCTTGCCGCCACCGACGCAGGGTGTGAACCGACAGGCGCCAGCGGGCGGCGAGTTCGAACTCGTTGAGCGCGAGCAGCGGCTCACCCTCGGGCAGCGGCGGAAAGAAGGTCCGCGCTGATTGAACAGGTGCAGGGTGTTTTCGCATGGTGGAACTCCGTTTGTTTGGGAGTTCCTATTCCATTCCTCCATGTCTTGGGCTTGCGCATGTCCGTTTTCGGCGTTGACGGGCAGGACGCCGCCTCATGGCCCACAGGGAAACGTTGGTAAGTCCTTGATCGGTATGAGGTGAGCGGCCCTGTTTCGGATATTGCGATTTCGTTTGTTTCGTTTATAATGCCCCCCATGCGTGCTTTGACCCGACGAGGAGACCCCCTATGAACGCTCCCGCCATTCCCAAGAACCTGCCTTCTGCCCAAGACATCGCCTTGGCCCGGGAGTCCGGCCGGGTGCTGTCGACCGTCCTCACAACCCGTGCCGAGACTCAGCAGATCGACTTCCATGACGACCAGGGCGCAGTGCGCACGGTGTCGATCCCGACGTCGGCCCTGCGCCTGTTGCTCGACGTGCTGACCGAAATTGGCCAGGGCAACGCCGTCTCCATCATCCCGATCCATGCAGAGCTGACGACGCAGGAAGCCGCCGATGTACTCAATGTCTCCCGGCCTTTCCTCGTTCAGTTGCTGGAGAAAGGCGACATCCCGTTCCACAAGGTCGGCACCCACCGCCGTGTGCGCTACCAGGACGTGATCGCCTACAAGAACCGCATCGATGCGCAACGCCGCAAGGCGCTGGATGAGTTGGCAGCCCAGGCCCAGGAACTCGGCATGGGGTACTGACTGGATGAGTTCGCACTTCACCGTCGTCTATGACGCCTGCGTGCTTTACCCGGCACCGCTGCGTGACCTGCTGATGCACCTGGCGCTGTCGGATCTGTACCGGGCGCGCTGGAGTGACACGATCCACGACGAGTGGACGCGCAAGGTGCTGGCCAGTCGGCCCGATCTCACGGCAGAGCAACTGGCGCGGACACGCCAACTGATGAACAGCCATGTCCGCGACAGCCTGGTCACCGGTTTCGAGTACCTGATCCCGTCGATCCAGCTGCCCGACGCGGGCGACCGTCATGTGGTGGCCGCTGCGATTCACTCGGGCGCAAGCCTGATCGTGACCTTCAACCTCAAGGACTTCCCGCCCGAAGCGCTCAAACCCTACAACCTCGTGGCCCAGCATCCCGACGACTTCATCGTCGATCTGCTGGATCTGCATCCGGCGGGCGTGCTCGAGGCCGCAGCCCACCATCGGCGCTCACTCAAGAACCCGC